ACGATTAAAACAGCAAGGTTTCTTGGTTAGAGGTTGTGCATTTGGAGAATCAGCCGAAAATAACCACGAATTTTCCAACCGTAAGACCGAGCTATTTTGGAAACTCAGGGACGGGTTAAGGTTAGGGAAAATAGCGATCGCTCCTTTGGGAGATATTGAGGATCAGGTATTTGAGGATCTATCATCCCATCGTTATTCCTTATCGGGAAAAGGTGGGGAAGATAGACAGATAGCTTGTGAGAGTAAGAAGCACGTCCGGGCTAGATTGAAACGTTCTCCCGATGCAGGGGACTCTGTAATCATTGGATCATCCTGTCCTAACCCTACGTTTTCCGATGGGGTGTCAGAACAGGATGTACTCAAAGAAAAAGTTAAACAACAGCAATTTAATCCAGAGGAGGTATCTGTTAAGAAGGTTAGAGATTTATTTAGTTAATGATATAATACTTAATTATCGAAAAGATTATGTTTGACTCTGTTTTTTCTCCAAATCCTTCTGCAATATTCCGAGCCAAAACCCCCGACTACGTTAAACCCAAGTCGATAAAAATTAATCTGGATAGATTAGAGAATGGCGGGGCTAATACTTTAACTGATGCTTTTAGTCGTGTGGTCTCCAAAGCATTAAAAGACTTAGACGGAGCAATTAAAACTAAAGACTCAAAGGCAATTGAAAACTATCAAGCTGTCTTAATTCCTGAGTTGACCAAATCAATTTACGGGATGTGGCTTGGGGGTTGGAACATCGGGCGGAAACATGGGGATAATGAAATTAAGTCCCAACAGAAAAAGGGAACAAACACAGCCAACTTTGACGAGGATCTGCTAGACGCAGAATTAGCGTCTATAGAAAATGTCCCCGCTCAAAACGCTATTGCCAACCGTTCCAAGACTCTGGCTTCTGATATTTCCTCGACTCAATGGGGGAAAATTAGAGGGCATATCCTATCAGCAATTCAACCCCAATCCGAAACAGGGGAACCGATAAGCAGATCCGAACTTCTCAAGCGGATCAATTCGGAGTTAGGTGATAGAGGGTTTAAAAATCGCGCCGAGAAAATAGCCAGAACGGAGTTAACTTTTGCCTATAACGCAGGGAGATTACAGACTTATAAAGATTCTGGTTTAGTTTCCCATGTTGTATTCTTGTCAATCCTAGATGATCGCCGTTGTCAGGTCTGTGAAGGTCGTCACGGGATGATGATTGACCTAAACGATATAGAGACTGTTTCAGCGAATACACCGCCGATGCACGTCAATTGTCGCTGTGTATTGAGTCCGAGACTGGCAACTCCTGACAATCAACAGGAGCTAGACGATCAAACCCAAGATTCCAAAAAACGTCGATTATTTGAAGCTCCTCCTAAATGGTTGGCTGCGGGTATCTTAGCGGCGATTCTATTGTCACAGAAAAAGGTACGGGTTCCGGGGTCGGGTGTTGCCACCCCAGGAATTTCGATCCCATCTCCAGTCAGGGAGGCTGTTGAACGGGGTTTGGTTGATGTTGCTTTAGCCGCACAGATTCAGAAGATAGCCAAGGCAACGGGTGAAGTCCAGACAGCAGAACAGATTCGCCAACGACGCAAAAATCAAACCGAATCATTGCCGGATCAAGGTGTGATTGAAATTCAACCTAGATTAGTTTTGAATGGGGTTGAGCTAAATAGTGCCACACCTGAACAAATTAGAGAGGGATTAAAAGAGTTTTTACCCAAAAAACAATTAGATGATTTAATTAATTATTTACAAGAAAACAAAATTAGTTCTATTGATGATTTGTTAGAGGTTAAAGGTATATCTCGGAAAAGTAAAGCATTTAAAATATTGCAGGGTTTAGCTGATAAAGATAAACTCAGGATTGAATTAGAAAAGCTAACCAGTCCCTCGGAATTGTGGTTAAAAAATTTAGGGTTTTCCCGTTCGGAATCCAAAGCAATTTTTGATGAATTAAAAAATAAACCTTCTGAGTCATGGAGTGATCTTAAACGCCGACTTAAAAAGCGTGGTATTTCCGGTGACCGGATACAGAGAGCTATAGACAAACTCAAATCAATCGAGGCACAAGAGAAACGTCAAGTTGTGGGATTAGATAATTCCGTCCCAATGGTTCCTGATGTGACCCTAGATTCTCCAGAGATTGCAGTTGGTAAACTGATTAAACAGAGAGAGATCGGGTTACAGCGACGACGTGAAGCATTGCAAGAAATTAAGGATCTAGGAATTGAATTAGCTAAAATTAGATCCGATGAGAAAAGATTTAACGTCCGTCTCCGTCGCATGAACAAACGGAATCCCAAGGAGTTCGTTTCACCCGAAGAAATTAGAATTAAAGAAATTAGATACGCTAGGGTTCAGGCAAAAATAGAACAAGCTCAAAAGAAAGCCAACGCCATCGGATTCCAACTTGAAAGAGCTAATTTGGCGCTTAATCAGTTAGATATCCCCAACCTCACCCCCGCTGCCAAACTACGGAACCAAGCCGTCCAAAACTTAGGAGACGAGGGTTCTACTCTGCTCGACGCTACCAATAGCTTAAAGGCTCAAATATCTAACGAGATAGACAGCCAAATGTCTAAAGGTTTTATCCCTCCTAACAAGAAAATAGCGGGGTTAGAACAAGCAAATAACCGGGCTAAGTTAATCACAGAACCCGTGTCTAATCTGATTGAAAAAACAAACCTAGAGGATTTACGATCTAAATTAACCGCACTCCAATCCCACTACCAAAACCTATTAGATCCTCTCTACCCAGAAAACTTTTTCGGTCGTGATATTCAGAATGACTTAACCTCACTTCGTGCCGAATTAAAAAGAGTTAAGACCGAGATTGATGATGCTGTTAGCCTACTGAAAAGAACCGATCAAACCCTCACAGCTACAACTAATCAAACTGAGTCAATCTTAGGAAAAATGGGTTATCTAAAAACCGGAGCGCAACTAGAAAAGCAAGCCAAAGAACTTGAATCACAGATATTGAATTGGGAGAATAGAGTTAAGAAAACTAGAAACTATGAGCAAACTTATGAGCCATTTAGTCAAATAGAGAGACAGCAACCACTAGATAAATTAATTCAAGATGCTACGGATATTAAAACTCAAATCCCTAAGTTCAAAAAGGAGCTAGAGAGTAGATTTAGACCCGGATTAAATAATGCTAAATCAACTATTTCCGATATTGCTATACAGACTAAAAAACTCGAACAATTGCAGAAAGAAATTGACGGCATCCTAACTGATACCTCCAAACTTCCTATAACCAAAGCCCAAATTCCTAGTTCGGATGTGGGAACGTATAACGCGACAGTAGAGCTTAGAAAAATATCCCGTGAAATTACAGAGGAAACTAAACGGTTAAAGGCATTGGCAGGTGCGAGCCGAGTTAACCTTGATGAATCTTTAAAGTCACAAAATAAAACCTATCAGCAATACGAAAAACAACGGTTTGGGGATGAGCAAACTCCATCATGGGAGAAAAATCTATCCCCAATGGTTGAGTCAAGAATCACTCAAGTTGAGGATGCTGTTAAGAAGTTGGAAGCTATAGGTCAGGATTGGAATATAGGCTTCTTGGTTGATCTCGGTCAGAAGATTGACGATGGTGTTGATGCCACGGGAAAAGCTCTCAAGGTTAGGCGGTGGCTTGATGCTAACGGGCTTTCACCTGAAGATTTAACCTTATCACCAGGTACAGGCAGAAAGGTTGGCTATGAAGCCATTAGACAGTTAGCTGACGAAGTTTTAAGGCAGTACAATATTGTCCAGTCCAACATTAGAACACTCAAAAAAGATACCCAGTTTAAAGTATTTACCGAGAATGGATTAATTGAGGAAGACAAGTTTTTAAAATGGGCAGAAGATCAAGCTGCATACTGGCAAAACCAAGTTAAAACATCAA